AAGTAAACCTACTTATATAACAGGTACTCATTACATGTATTTACAATGGTCAAAAATTGATGTTGGCCAACCAGATTTTAGAGAATCAAATAGATTATTTTTTATATTTTGGGCTGCATGTGTAGCAGATATAAGATGTTATGGTATGTCATATCTTAAGAACAGACGTTCTGGTTTTTCATTCATGGCTTCTGGCGAATGTGTTAACATGGCTACAATATCTACTGATGCACGTTTTGGTATATTATCAAAATCAGGTGCTGATGCTAAGAAAATGTTTACCGATAAAGTTGTACCAATATCAGTTAATTATCCTTTCTTCTTTAAACCAATACAAGATGGTATGGATCGACCTAAGACAGAGTTAGCATATCGTGTGCCAGCTTCTAAGTTTACAAGAAGATCTATAGTATCTACGGATAAGCAAGAAGATCTCGCAGGTTTAGATACAACAATTGATTGGAAAAATACAGGTGACAATGCTTATGATGGTGAGAAACTAAAACTATTAGTTCATGATGAGTCGGGTAAATGGGAAAGACCAAATAACATATTAAACAACTGGCGAGTTACAAAAACTACTCTTAGACTAGGTTCTAGGATTATAGGAAAATGTATGATGGGATCAACATCAAACGCTTTAGACAAAGGTGGTCATAATTTTAAAAAACTATACGATGACTCAAATGTTAACAAAAGAAATGCAAATGGACAAACTCGTTCGGGACTCTATTCTTTGTTCATTCCTATGGAATGGAATTACGAAGGATACATTGATTCTTACGGATTTCCTGTCTTCGACACTCCAACCAAACCAGTTCAAGGACCTCACGGCTTACCTATCAAAATCGGGGTTATTGAATACTGGAATAATGAAGTAGAAGGTCTTAAGGAAGATCAAGATGGATTAAATGAATTTTACAGACAGTTTCCACGTACTACTAAACATGCTTTCAGAGATGAGTCTAAACAGTCTTTATTTAATCTAACTAAAATCTACCAACAAATAGATTATAATGAAGATTTAAAAAATACAACTAATGTAACTAAAGGAAGTTTTCAATGGGAAAACGGAGATCAAAATAGTAAGGTTATATTTGTTCCAAATAATAGTGGAAGATTTTTAGTAACTTGGATACCACCTATTAATTTACAAAATAAAGTTTTTATTAAAAACGGTATATACTATCCCGGTAACGAGCACTGTGGTGCTTTTGGTTGTGATCCATATGATATATCAGGTACTGTAGACAACAGAGGATCTAACGGATCTTTACATGGTTTAACTAAGTTTAGTATGGAAGACGTACCTCCAAATCATTTTTTCTTAGAATATATCGCTCGTCCACAAACGGCTGAGATATTTTTTGAAGATGTATTAATGGCTTGCGTGTTTTACGGTATGCCAATATTAGCAGAAAATAATAAACCTAGATTACTATACTATTTTAAACGTAGAGGTTATAGAGGCTTTGCAATGAATAGACCAGATAAAAAATATAATAAATTATCTGTAACAGAAAGAGAAATAGGTGGAATACCTAATTCAAGTGAAGATATTAAACAAGCACACGCTTCAGCAATTGAAACTTATATAGAAGATTTTGTTGGATTAAAAGAAACAGGATATGGAGATGTATATTTTCAAAGAACGTTAGAAGACTGGGCTAGATTTAATATAAACAATAGAACAACACACGATGCTTCTATTAGTTCTGGGCTTGCTTTAATGGCTTGCAATAAACACAGATACGCACCTAGCGTAATGGTTAAAAGAGAACCGGTAGATCTAGGTATTAGAAGATACGACAATAAAGGAACTATATCAAAAATTATAAGTTAAATGAATATATACACGAATAGCAATAGTGCTTTTCCTAGCCAAGTAGTTAGTGATCAAGAGAAATCTACATTGGAATATGGGAGCCAAGTTGCAATGGCTATTGAAAACGAATGGTTTGACCAAGGTAGAACTAATGGTAATAGATATTTAACTAATTGGAATAATTTTCACCAATTAAGATTATATGCTCGTGGAGAACAGTCTACTAAAAAATATAAAGATGAATTATCTATTAATGGTGATTTGTCTTATCTTAATTTAGACTGGCAACCTGTTCCTATATTATCTAAGTTTGTAGATATAGTTGTAAATGGTATATCTCAAAAAACTTACGATATCAAAGCTTACGCTCAAGATCCTAGTTCAGTTAAAAAAAGAACTAAGTACGCTAACAAGATATATGAAGACATGCTGTCTAAAGAGTATTTAGATATGGTTAAAACAACCTTAGGTATGGATTTGTATCAAAGCTCTCCTTCAACATTACCAGGTAGTGAAGAAGAACTAGAACTTCACATGCAGCTATCTTACAAGCAAGCTATTGAAATAGCAGAAGAAGAAACTATATCAGGTGTATTAGCTCAAAATAAATATGACTTAATAAGACGTAGACTTAACATGGATTTAACAGTGTTAGGTATTGCAGCAAGCAAAACTTCTTTTAATACAGCTGAAGGAATAACAATTGATTATGTAGATCCAGCTTATATGGTTTATTCATATACTGAAGATCCTAATTTCGAAGACATATACTATGTTGGTGAAGTTAAATCAATAACTATACCAGAACTTAAAAAAGAATTTCCAAATATATCAGAAGAAGAACTTCAGAGAATACAACAAATGCCAGGTAATAGACAATATATAACTGGTTGGGGTAATTATGATGAAAACACTGTTCAGGTAATGTATTTTGAATATAAAAGTTATTCAAATCAAGTATTTAAAATAAAGAAAACTCCACAAGGTTTAGAAAAAGCTTTAGAGAAAGATGATCAATTTAATCCACCAGAAAACGATGGATTTGAAAGAGTGTCAAGAACTATTGAAGTTTTATACTCAGGAGCAAAAGTACTAGGTAGTAATACTTTGTTACAATGGAAAATGGCAGAGAACATGACAAGACCTTTTGCCGACACTACAAAAGTAGAAATGAACTACGCTATATGTGCGCCTAGAATGTACAAAGGAAGAATAGAATCAATGGTTAGTAAATGTATTGGCTTTGCTGATATGATTCAACTAACGCATCTTAAACTACAACAGGTTATGTCTAGACTAGTTCCAGACGGTGTATTCTTAGATATGGATGGTTTAGCAGAAGTTGATTTAGGTAACGGTACAAACTACAATCCAGCAGAAGCATTAAACATGTATTTCCAAACTGGTTCGATAGTTGGTAGATCACTTAATCAAGATGGTGAAATGAACAGAGGTAGAGTGCCAGTTCAAGAATTAACAAGTTCTAGTGGCCAAGCTAAAATTCAAAGTTTAATACAAACTTATCAGTATTATTTACAAATGATAAGAGATGTGACAGGACTTAACGAAGCTAGAGATGGTAGTTTACCTGATAAAAGTACTTTAGTTGGTCTACAAAAAATGGCAGCAAATGCTTCTAATGTAGCAACTAAACATATTGTTCAGTCAAGTCTATATTTAACTTTAAAAATAGCTGAAAACATAGCTTTAAAAGTAGCAGATGCTTTAGCTTATCCTTTAACGTCTGAATCATTAGTTAATTCTATATCTACTTATAACGTTTCAACGTTAGATCAAATTCAAAGATTAAATCTTCATGATTTTGGAATATACTTACAATTAGAACCAGATGATGAAGAAAAAGCTCAATTAGAAAACAACATGCAAATGGCCTTGCAACAAGGTAGTCTTGATTTAGAAGATGTTATTGACATACGTCAAATACATAATTTAAAACTAGCTAATCAAATGCTAAAGATAAAGCGTAAACAAAAAGCTAAACAAGATCAAGCTGTTCAGCAAAGCAATATACAAGCTCAAGCAGATGCGCAAGCAGGTACAGCTGAAAAAACAGCATTGGCTGAAGTTGAAAAACAAGAAGCTATAAACGGCTCTAAAGTTCAATTTGAGCAAGCTAAATCTCAAATGGAATTACAGCGTATGCAAGCTGCTGCTCAATTAGAGCAACAAAAAATGCAAATGCAATTTAAATTTGATATGCAACTAAAACAAATGGATGTTCAAAGCACTACTCAGAAAGAAGGTGAAATTGAAAATCGCAAAGATAAACGTAGCAAAATGGAAGCTACACAACAAAGTGAATTAATTAGTCAAAGACAAAATGATTCTTTACCTAAAAACTTTGAAGATCAAGGCATGGTGCCACAAGAAGCGCCATTAGCTTAATTATTAATTATTTAATTATATTATATTATGTCAGAAGTAAAAACAAATGAACCTGTTAAACAGGAAGGTGAATTTAAAATTAAAACTAAAAAACCTAAACAATTAGCAAATCAAAAAGATAATACAACTAAAGTTGTTATTAATCCTAAAGAACCTTTAATTGAAATTGAAAGCAATGTAACTAAGGTTGAAATTAAAAAAGAAGAAGATGCCATTCAAATCGGAGAAACAAAAGAAGTGGTTGTGGGCGAACAAGCCGGAGATAGCGCTAAGGTGGACGAACAAGTATCAGAGTCCA